CGTAGAACCAATAATCAAAGTAATTAAAGGCAATGATGTATACCACACTAAAGTGGTCACTAAAACATTGAAGCCAGAAAGAATAAAATACATCCCTACTTGGGTAATCTTTCTAGCATATGTTGGTGGCATAGTGTTATTCATCTTATTGATCTATACTCTATTCAAACTGATTTCAAGTAAACTTCCATGAAAACTAAAATAACTCTCCTTATCTCTTCTCTATTCTCCATCTTTGCCCCAGTAGAAATGTGTGCAATTCTACTAATGACCATTATCTTTATAGATACAATAGTAAAACTGATCTCTTTAAAAAAGATTGCCTGTGTAGAAGGTAGAAAATATAGAGAAGTATTCAAGTCAAAAATACTTAGAAGAGGTTATATATTTAAAGCTGCTGGTTATTATATTTTTGCCGGAGCATTATTTCCATTAGACTATTATGCACTTACTCCATTTAGTAATGAAGTAATAAAAACATTAGGTTATGGATTTACACTTCCTACGGGAGCTATCTATACAAACTTCTTATTATGTATATTTGCTCTAATAGAGTTATCTTCTATTAATGAGAATTGGTTTGATATAACAGGTAACAACATGCTTAAGACTGTATTTAGTACAGTTAAGAAAATAAGAAGTACAATAGAAAAAGTATCAGATACTTACAAGGATATCAAAAATTGATATATGAGTTATAATTTTTTACAAGAGGAGAAGTCTCCAAAGATATTAGTAGAAGCAGTAAAGATGCTTGGTACTAAAGAAGTAGTAGGTAAGGTACACAATCCTGTAATTATAGGATGGGCTAAAGAACTAGGTCTATCTAAAGTATATACTAATGATGAGATTCCTTGGTGCGGATTAGCAGTAGCATATGCTGCACACAAGGCAGGACTAGAAGTAGTAGATAAACCATTGTGGGCTCTATCATGGGCTAAATGGGGTACTGAAGTTAAAGAACCTATGTTAGGTGATGTACTTACTTTTAAAAGAGATGGTGGAGGACATGTAGGAATATATGTTGGAGAAGATAAAGATTGCTATCATGTACTTGGTGGAAACCAGGGAAACGCAATGAGTGTAACAAGAATATTAAAAACCAGATTATATCAGGCAAGAAGAACTAAATGGAAAGTAGCACAACCTGCTAATGTCCGTAAGGTAGAACTTAGTGCTAAAGGTACAATCAGTAAAAACGAAGCATAATGAAATTTAGAAACAGTTGGAAAGCAGCCACTAAACAGTGGGACAAATTAATGATTAGATTAAGAATCTCTTCATTAGATATATTTGCTCTTGAGATAGACTTGTCAAGAGACTTTTATTTAATTACAATATTAAACTTAACTCTTAAAAACAGATAGCAGTTTAATTAAACTATAGAGATCCAGATACTTATAGTGTCTGGATTTTTTGTTTTAAATCTATTACATTTAAACTTTTTATGTATATTTGTATAAACCAATAAATAAATTATTATGGAAAACCAACAAGAAAGAGAGTTTACTGCTGAGGAATTAGCTGCTCAAAAAGAACAAATGCTTCAATTTTATACTGAGTCATTGCCTTATTTAGAAGCACAAGCAAAGTATGAAGAAGTTCTTCTTAAAATTGAAGAAGCAAGATTTAAAAGAACTAGTATTCAAATGCAATATGCAATGATGGCTCAAGCTCAACAAGAACCTGAACATGATGAAAAAGAAGAATTAAATTCACCAGTTTCAGAAGAGCCCTCAAAAAGAAAGCTTAGAAAAGGATAATCATGGCATTAGTAAATCAAGTACAGAAACGTGTAAAGATGCCAAAATGGGAGATTGTTCAATTCCAAATTTTGACATATTGCTTTATTAATAAAATTTCTATTAATGATTCTGACTTGAATTGCTTAACACTTTTAAGTTTTAATCAACCAATTGCATTAACAGATTTTTGTTATGACGCATCTTCTGAAGAAGGTTGGATTTTTAAATCTCCTCAGACAGTTAGAAATGCAATTAATAAAGCAGAGAAACAGAATTTAGTTATAAAGGATATAAACAATAAAAAAATGATTGCTTTAAATCCTAATATTAAAATTCAAACAGAGGGAACAATACTTCTTGATTATAAATTTTTAGGCAATGATTCCGAAGAAAGCCAGTAAAATTTATAAAATAGTTTCTGAAGATTTAAACATTCATGAAAAACTTGTTGAAGACTTAGTACAGTTTTACTATAAAGAGTTAATAAGTAAAATGTCATCATTAAGTCATACAAGAATAAATGTTGAAGGTTTAGGTCATGTAATGGTTAAACCAAAAATTGTTGAACAAGCAATTCTTAGACTTGAAAAAAGTGTAAAGAATCATGACACTTCTACATATAATGCATATCATAATAAAAAGTCAATGGAAGAAAAACTAATACTTTTAAAAGATATAACCATTAAGATTAATGAAGATTTAGAAGAAAGAAAAAAAATTAAAAGTTATAACTATGAAAACAACACTGAAAACAATTTGGGAGAACAAGACTAAAATTCTTGAAGGTATTAAGAACTCCATTATTAGAGATGAGTTTGTAGAAGATGTTGCAAAAATGAGAAATGATATTTGTAATAACTGTTCAAGCAAAGGTAAAAAGTGTGCAGTAAAAGGTACAGGTCCTTGTTGTAATGAATGTGGTTGCTCATTATCTTTTAAAACAAGATCTCTTTCTTCTGATTGTCCTCTTGATAAATGGCAAGCAATTGTTACAGAAGAAGAAGAAGAAATATTAGATAACCTTAAAGATTAATATTATGGAACCAGAAAATAATATGTATGCAGATGGAACATCAATCATGGATCCTACTCAAGTTATTTTAAATCATGCACCTGGTAGTATTGATAACTATACTATAGGAAATGGTATATGGGGTCAAATAAATAATACAATGCCTTTTGATCCTTCACCAACAACAGATGTTTTTACAGATCTTATAAGTAGAGTAGAAAAGTTAGAACTTAATGAAAAAATATTAAGATTAAAAATTCTTTGTCTTGAAGATAAGTTTACACAAGAAGAAGTAAGTAATATTATAAAAATGCTTATGTCAGAAGATGAAGCATCTAAGACATTAGCAGAATCAATTATAGAAAATGCCTAACTATGAGTATAGTATTTAATGCAGAAGATCATAGTTATAAGAGTGTAGATCCAAATGATGAAATTAAATGGACTAGTGTAACTACTCTTATATCTAATCTTAAGAAACCTTTTGATGCTAAAAAGGTAGCAGAAAAAGTTTCTAAAAGTAAAAGATCTAAATGGTACGGAATTGATCCTAAAATAATTATTCAGATTTGGGATAATGAAGGGACTCGTGCAACTACATTAGGTACATTTTATCATAATCAAAGAGAAGCTGATTTATGTTCTCTTGCATCTATTGAAAGAGAAGGTATAACAGTTCCTATATTTAAACCTTTTGAAGAACCAAATGGTTTAAAGATTGCTCCTTTACAAAAGCTTGATCCAGGCGTGTATCCAGAACATATGGTTTATCTTAAGTCAGCAGGCTTATGTGGCCAATCAGATTTAGTTGAAGTAGTCAATGGTAGAGTAAATATTATTGACTACAAGACTAATAAAGAAATTAAAACAGAATCATTCAAAAACTGGGAAGGAATGTCTGAGAAGATGCTTTTACCAGTAGATCATTTAGATGATTGTAACTTTAATCACTATGCATTACAACTTAGTGTTTATATGTATATTATATTAAAGCATAACCCTAAATTACAACCGGGTAAAATATTTATTCACCATATTACATTTGAAATAGATGGTGAAGATGAATATGGTTATCCTATTGCTAAGTTAGATAATAATGGTGAACCTATTGTAAAAGAAGTTATTCCAATGATTGTTCCTTATTTATATGAGGAAGTTATTGCAATAATTAATTTTATGAAGGATTACCCTCACTTAATTAAGAAAAAATGATTGTAAGACTGTTTGATGTTCAGAATGGAATAGTAGTACCTACAGAACATTGCTATACACTTAAGGCACTAAAAGATATAATGGATAATTATCCAGAAGATCATCTTAAAATATATTTGTATTTATTTTATATG